GTGATTTTTTATTTGATTGGGTACGGTGTAGGGCAATCATGCTGAGAGACTACCAACAAAGAACGATAGACCAACTTTACGCATGGTTTGAAGAAGGCGGCAAGGGCAATCCTTGTCTGGTGCTGCCCACCGGCTCTGGCAAGAGTCACATTGTGGCTGCGCTGTGCAAGGATGCCTTGCAGAACTGGCCTGAGACGCGAGTTTTGATGCTCACGCATGTCAAGGAATTGATTGAGCAGAACGCTGAGAAGATGCGCCAGCACTGGCCGGGTGCGCCGATGGGCATCTACAGCGCAAGCATTGGGCGCAAGGACTTGGGTGAGCCGATTACCTTTGCTGGCATCCAGTCTGTGCGTACCAAAGCGCATCAGTTGGGCCACATTGATCTGGTGATCATTGACGAGTGCCACTTGGTCAACCACAAAGACGAGGGCGGCTACCGCACGCTGTTGGAGCAACTCAAGGCAATCAATCCTGCTTTGCGGGTAGTTGGGTTGACCGCTACACCTTACAGGCTTGGGCATGGACTGATCACCGACAAGCCTGCGCTGTTTGACGCATTGATTGAGCCGATCAGCATTGAGGAGTTGGTGTTTAAGGGCTATCTGTCAACGCTGCGCTCAAAGGTCACCAAGGCCAAGCTGGATGTGACTGGTGTGCATAAGCGGGGCGGCGAGTTCATTGAGTCTGAGTTGCAGGCCGCTGTTGATACTGACGATCAGAATCAGAAGGTGGTGGGCGAGGTTGTGGCTTTAGCTGGTGACCGCAAGGCATGGCTGTTTTTTTGCGCTGGCGTAAATCACGCGCAGCACGTTGCAGAAGTCTTGCGCCAGCAGGGTGTGGCGGCTGAGTGCGTGACGGGTGAGACACCAAAGAAAGAACGTGAGCGCATGATCGGCGACTTCAAGGCTGGCAAGCTAAAAGCCTTGACAAACGCCAATGAGCGCCAGTCTGTACGTCCAGATGGCGGGTCGAGGGATGCGCGTCAAGAGCCACACCGATCATTGTCTGGTACTGGACTTCGCTGGTGTGGTGGCTACGCATGGCCCGATCACTGCTGTCCAGCCCCCAAAGAAAGGTGGCGATGGTAACGGCGAAGCACCAGTGAAAGTCTGCGATAACTGCGGCGAGTTGTGCGCTATTTCAGCGTCTGTTTGCCCAGCCTGTGATACTCCATTTCCAGCCCCAGAACCCAAGAAACTCAAGCTGCACAACGATGACATCATGGGGCTGGAGGGGCGTGATTTGGATGTAACAAGCTGGACATGGCGCAGGCACATCAGTAAAGCCTCTGGAAAGGAGATGCTGGCAGTGACTTATTACGGTGGCTTGAGCGACCCAGCAGTGACCGAGTATCTAGCCGTGACGCACGATGGTTATGCAGGCCAGACGGCTTTGCAAAAGCTCGCAACCATAGCGCAAAGCGCTCAGATCAAGCAGGGTGGCCTTAATGTGCAGTCGTTGGATGAGATGGCAGTCAACATGAATCAAGCTCAACCACCGAGCAGCATTGAGTTCAAAAAGGATGGTAAGTTTTTTAGAGTAATGAGAAGGAAATGGGCATGACTGTTGATGAACAAATGAGCAAAGCGCAAAAGCTGAAAATTTGCGATGTGTGCAAGCTAGACACCGAGTCAAAGGGCGGCATTGATGTCAGGGCTAAATGGTATTGCGCTAGGTGCTGGATGAAATTTTCACAACAACGGGGAATTAAATGAGACACCAAGAGCCAGAGTTTTTGATTCAGTGGCGTGAGTGGGCTAAGGCAGGCCCACCCAAGTGCTGCCACACCTGTGAGCATTACGGCGTGGACGGCCTGTGCGTTGAGTTCTTTATGCAGCCGCCAGCGGAGTTTGCGGCCACCGTGGGCGAGTGCAACAAGTGGGAGGTTCAATGTCCGTTCTAGACCGCATACCAACCGAGCATGAGGAGCAGCGTGAGTTCGTGCGCTGGTTTCGCCAAGGCTACAGGGGCGTGCGTATCTTTGCCATCCCAAACGGTGGTGCTAGAAGCATGGCGACTGCTGCCCGTCTGAAGGTTGAGGGCGTATCGCCGGGTGTGCCCGACCTGTTCATTCCAGACTGGCGCTTGTGGGTGGAGATGAAGCGCACCAAGGGCGGCAGCACCAGCGCCGAGCAGAAAGACTGGATTGCCTATCTGGAGGGCTGTGGCTACACCTGTTTTGTGGCAAAGGGGGCTGATCAGGCTAAAGAGATGGTGTTAGGGTTTGTCCCTACAAAATAGTTGAAAAAAGACTTGCTGTTACCGGAAACTATGATATAATAGATACATCAACAACAGGAGAACACTATGAAATACAAACTCAACGCTGCCCAAGACATCGACTCTGACGAGCCAGGTGTTTACATCCTCAACCTGCCAGCAGGCTTTCGGTTTGATGAGGAAAGCTCACCCAATGACAGAAGCCATGTCAGGGGTTACGACACGATGAAAGAATTGCGTGCCGAGGTCAAGGGTGGGGTTGTTATTCCTTGCGATTGCTCGGGCTGCAAATGACCGCCACCACCCCCACCCAACGAGTCCAAGCCCTACGCCAGCGCCGAAAGGCGCTTGGCCTAACCAGAGTTGAGTTCTATCTCACCCAAGAACACGCCGCCAAAGTGCGTGGATATGTCAGTAAATTAATCAAGGAGAAAACAAAATGAAACACACTCAGCAGTTGGTTCGCCGTGCATTTATGAACATCCTTGGCTCCATCGTTCTGGTCAGCCTTGGGGTGATCCTGATGCTGGCCTACTTTGATGTTCTGGTGAAGTAATTATGAACTTATATACCGAACTCAAAGAAGTATTTAAGCTGCCCTCACCCATCGAGGTAGCGGCCAAACAACTGGCAACAGCAGAGCTTGAACTGCTCAAGGCTGAGACTGGCGTCGAGTACGCATCGGCGTTAGTGACGTTCAACAAGACGCAGATCAAACGCTTGCGTGCATACATTTCAGCCAAGGCTGATGAGGTGTCGGAATGAGAAAGAGCCTGCACCTGACAACCGAGTTTTTTCCGCGCAAATGGCCCGGCTTTGCTGTTGGGTTTTTCAGCAGTGGTCAAGAATTCGTCCTTCACCTTTGGCTGGTGTGTTTCCGTGTTCGGTGGGGGTATTAACATGACCAGAATGTGTGACGGTGCTGCCGGTATCAAGCCATGCCCTCATCCCAACAATTGCACTGTGAACTGCGAGTTCAATGACGCAGAACTACCAGAAGTTCATTGGAGCGGCATCCAGAGGCAACTGGCGTGGGCTACATGGGCGTTCGTAGGCACTGTGCTGTTTGGCCTGATGTTGGGCTTGGCTTATGTGATCGGGAGGTTGATATGACTAAAGAACAAATGCTTCAAATCATCAAACTGCTGGCCGCGCTGGAGTCGTGGGGCTTTGCGGAAAAGAACAGTCTGCCTGAGTACTTGCACGACCAGATTGATGAGTCGATTAAGGCGCTGACCAAGGAGTTGTTGAAATGACTAAAGACGAAGCACTTAGGCAGGCGCTTGAGGCGTTGGAGAACGCATGGGAGCGCGTCAAATATGACGCTGAGACATGGTGGCAAATGAAGAATGCAATCACCGCACTCGAAGCAGCCTTGGCACAGCCAGAGCGCCAGCCGCTGACGGATACAGCACTTTACGAGATGATGTACGGAAAAGACTTTATTCAGTTTGCCCGAGCCATCGAGCAAGCCCACGACATAGGTGGGAACCAGTGACTGACACCTATCTGCCCTCTTACGCGCTCAACACCGCCAAGACGGTTGCGGTATCAACCGACACGTACTGGATGCACATCAACTCAGCGCCGAGGGGCGTGAAGGTGCAGCTACTCGGGCTTGGTGGGGTTGCCACCTACGGAACTTATCACGGTGATAAATTTTGGACGCATTGGTCGCCTTTGCCTAAACTTCCAAAGGAATAATATGACGAACGCATTTAACTGGAAGCAGTACACCGACGAAGAACGCAAGGGTAAGAAGGATGACAACAACACAGCTTTAAAACGTAGCGTTGCGTCTACGCGGGCTATTGAGCGTGCCCGCGAAGGCACGCCCACTTACGGTACAGTCGGCATTGGCGCGAAGACCGCCGCTATGATGGCCCAGAAACCCAAACACTTTAACGTACACAAACAATGAACTGTCCAATCTGCAACGCATGGACAACCGTAAATGACACAAGAAACAAAGAAGAATTCACAACAAGGCGGCGTGAGTGTGCCAACGGGCACAAGTTCACAACCGAAGAACGTGTTAACTCAAGACGAATTAAAGGCGTGGTGGCCGTTCACAAGGCTAGACCCAAGCCGGATGCCAAAACCGGAACGTGAGGAATGCCTGCTATGACGCCAACCTTCAGCACTTGGACGCACGAAAACTTGGCAAAGTTTGCCGAAGAATCCTACGCCAAACTGATTGATCAGAACGAGCGTATTGAGTACCTCCAGCGCGACGTAAAGGACGCGCTAGAAGCCTACAGGTCGCTTATGCGAATCCGCGAGTCCCAGCGCGGTCAATGATAAGGACTTGACGGCGCGGTAGCAAGCCTGGCTTGCTAACAACGCTAACGTGCGTCCAAGCGTCGAACTCACGGATTAGTTGATCGTAGGGCAGCTTGGCGTCGATTAGAAGCCTCACCACGGCGTCTGGCGTCATGCCGGGTACTCTGATGTCAGCCGCGCAGCCAATGCGGTGCTGGGACGTATCCTTGCTGCCTACGCTGTCGTTAACGGCCTTAGACCGGAATCCAGAATTAATCATGACCGGCTTGCCGCCCAACACCTTTTTGACTTGCTCTAGAAATTCGGCCAGCCGCTGAAGGTTAGCCATTTCATCAGCGTTTGGGGTATTGTCAAACTCACGATGGCTAGTGGCCGTCAATTCTGCAAGGGTGAAGTGCGGTGTCATTTCTTAGCCTTCATTTCCATGATCTTCTCAAGCGTGCGGCCACCAAAATATGCACTCATGACCAACATGCCCCACTGCCCTAGCAACTCGACATAGGATGCTTGCGCGTTGTACCCGAAGGCGCTCATCAGGGCGAATAAAAAGTAGGCTACAAAGATAGCTACCAAGGCCATTGGCCTGATGTTTTTAGACAGCCATGAATCGGAGGCCATGTCAGCATCCCATCGCTCAGACACGCCAGCTTGTTCTGCTTTGTACAACTCGGTGTCGTTCGCCATCTTTGCCAACTCGCCAGATTGCGCCAGCGTTGCTAGTTCAAGCTGGGCCTTGGCCTTGGCCTCTGGGTCAGGGATCAGTTTGTCAATCAGCTTACCGCCGACTTCAAGTAGGGCTGTCAATGGGAACATTGGTTAATCTCCTAAAATGCCAGTAGCCGAGCCAACACTGGCAGCACCAGTTAACAGTCCGGTTTTAGGTCTTTGCGCCCTGCGACTCAATTCTTGCAGAATGACTGTCTGCTCTACTGGGTCAACAGTAAACAAGCGCTTTTGCAAGGCTTCAGATGTTTCGCTGCTGATGCCCTTTGCCCTTGACAGTAAGGCTGTGCCACCTGCCCTCAACATACTTAGCATGTCGCCACTTGCCGTCGCCGTTGCAAGTGAACCTAAAAGATTAGACTCATCACGAACTGCGCGATTTTCATCTGTGCGAGAGCCGCCAAGAACTCGCTGCTTGGTGCTGCTTTGCTGGCCCAAGCTCTTAACATACTGAGAAAAGTCAGTGTAAGAAGCCTGATCTGGGAAGGCGTTTCTAAGCAACAGCTTTTGATTCTCAGACTTAAAGATTTGCTTGCTAAAGTCGCCGCCCTTAAAAGTTCCAAGTCGGTTATTAACGTCAGCCATTACGCCAAGACGAAACGCCTCTTTCTCGTCAGAGTTAAGTTTCTTAATCTTTGATGCGGCTTCTGCTGGGTCAAGTTTTTGATAGTCCTCGCCCATCTTAAAAGCATTTTTAATGCGCTCTGCATCTGCAAATTCAGCATTGGCTTTTTTGTATTCAGGATTTAAAGACTTAATTAGGTCATTA